GTATCAGTAACCACTACGTCGACCTCGGTCGAAAGGAAATATTCAAACACGTTCAAGCTCCAAGAAATGACGGAAACATGCGCACGCTTGAGCTTAATGGGCGTAAAACGGTAATGAGTAACTATATACAGAATAAGCACATAGAAAATTATCATATACATATTAGTGTCTCCTACTTTATGTTTGTAAAGTTGATTAAATATCATAATAAAACAATGAACCAATAAATTTTATAAATTAATCGTCTTAAAGCACTTGCGCACCGTACGTCGTGGGGCGGCAGAAGCGTTGGAAGACGGCGTGAGACTAAACGTTTTATATTCTTAGTTATAGCCTGTACAGGGTCAACGATTTCTATTTTATTTTTATGTATCGCTTGCCTAAGATAAAAAAGCGACACGCGAGCTACCGCTGCATGCATTTTCTCCATCAAAGTTGGATTCAAGTTCTCTGTTTTCTGAATTAAATCCATAAATGTTCCCAAGTCATACCATGGAGTGGTGTGATCCATACCAAAAATCTTTTTCTTCAATAATAAATAACACATTAAATGGAATATGGCGGAAACGACTTCATTATCAACTGGCCCCCAATATAAATAGCATCGTGCTAAACAATTCATCGCGACTTGCAGGTCGAAATCATTCGTCACACCCTCACCTCTAAGGAATTTGTGTATCAAGGTTATAGTGACTAAAAGCGCATCGGAAGAATCAAAGCAGGCATACGCTATCCAATGGTTCTGCTGTCGTGATAACACTTCTCCATGACTTAACTCTACACTACTAATTAGCGTTATGTCACCATCATGATGTTTAATCAACCTTGCGGCACGTTCAGGAGCACGCCCAAGATAATCCATTGAACGCGTGTCCAGAATGAACAAATGCTTATTTCTACACACTTGTTGAATGTAACAGGGTTGACAGATATAATTTGAAGTATGACCACCCTTGCACTTCGACTGGGAGTAATACCCAAATAGATATCCACGAATTAAAAGCATCGGTAGCGTCAACTTTTCTAGCTTGTCAATCCCGCGATTTAACATCATTTCTAAAATTGTAAATCCTCCGATTGGGGTTAATAAAAATGAAGTTAAGGATGAAACACTCGTACCTCGAATACCGAAACGCTGATAACAAATCCGTGTTGGATCTCTACCTTCAAAACTTTGAATTGTTTTCAGATCCATATCTAACAATCGTAATAACTGACCTTTAATCTTTAGATCATTCAGAAGGCATTTAGCAGTTTCCGGAAACCAGACAATCCATGATGCGGTCCGCTTCGATTTTGTAAAATCACATTCAGGTAAATGAGTTCGACCCCATAATAGAGTTTCATGTACGAAGTGTTTCGCTTGGTTGGATTGCTGCCAGACTGCCATTGTTTTTGTATTATTCATTTTATAAAAAACTATTAAAAAACGACCTAACCTGGCGATTGTGTCGACTTCAGTAGGGTTTTCCGTTGACATAGGCATGTAGAATGTGTGAATCAAAGATTGCGAGTCATCAACGTACACCGGGGTCGCAGGTTCATTATTACGTACAAGGGTCATGACAGTCTCTTGAAACTGGGAATGAGAAAATGCATCTTCTAACTGTTGCAGTGTCTCCTCTTTTTCGTTTAAAAAATTCTCAAAAACTTGATTCTTCGAATAGTTCAAAGCATTACACCATAGATCTCCTCTAACCTGCATCATTGAATAAGCATTATGTAAAACTTTTTGTGCTGATTTGTAATCTTGCTTATGTAGTACACGTAGTGCTACTTCCTGAAAATTTTCTTTTACACATTTATCGTACACGAAACAATCACGATGACGATGCGAGCATTTCCAAGAAACGGAAATTGTCGCACTCAGCCTGACATGTAACGCGTCCTGCGTTGAAAGCTTGAAATAGCGAATGAAATGATCCATAGTTCTGGCAAACTCGTAGTGATTTTTAAC